AATTGTAGCAAAGTTCTCATCTGTAAGTGCAGTGTTAAATTCTGCAATAGTACCAGTTAGTGTATTTGTTGCTAGTGATACTGACTTATTTGAAAATGTGTTTGTTGATGAAGCAGTTACTGTAATGTCTGAAGTAAGTGCTACTGTACCAGTTGCATCTGGAAATGTGATTGTACGGTCTCCTGTTGGATCCGTTACTGCAATAGTTGTTTCAAAGTCATTTGCTGTTGCGCCTTCAAATGTAATTGAAGATTCAAAAACACCAACCGCTGCTGGTGCTGCCCACTTAAGTCCGCTTGCTTCATTAGAATCTGCAGTAAGGACCTGGCCGTTTGTTCCAACGCCAACACGTGATATTGCATTGTCTGCAGTACCAACTAGTAAATCACCTTTTGCATCTGCAATTTTCTTTGTAAGAATATCGTGGCCTTCAACGGTTGCGGTTGCGCCCTCAACTACTAATCCAGCCTTTACTCTAAAATCTTTTGTTACTGTTGCCATTTATTATCTCCTTGGTTAAGCCTTCAAGCCAGTACGCATGTAGCGTAAGGTAATCGGGGTCTGATTCACCACGGGAACTACAGTTAGTGAAACTGTATCCCCTGCCCTAGAGACGCTAATGGTGCCAATATTCCCATCGTTGTCTACTATTCCATATTCACTAACGTTTACATCTGTGTTGTCAGGGACTATGGTCAATTCTGTTGTATGGTACTTGTTTCCAGTACTCTTCTTTAGTGAGACCACATACTTAACTGATCTCCACTCTGAGGCAGTAAAATTATCAAAGATTGTACTGTTCTCAATGCCAGTAATTGTTGACTCGTTGTTACCTGCTGAACCCAGATCTGTTGCCTGTGCTGATAAGGTATCTATTAAATCAACGTAGTTTGCTTCGGTTGGTCTATCACCTGTCTGAAACAGGGCCTTTACGCTTGATAATGATATTTTAGCCATGTCTAAATTATATCATATATTTTAGAGTATATAGTTATTGATTCCAATAATTTGCAATCCAATTCCTGGAACATTTGCATTTGCCCCAGCAAGGCCTATTGTTGTAAACCTTACTCTAAAAGGTAGGATTTCATTTATTTTAACCCCTCTTGTTATTGGAATTACACTTGCTATGGGGTAACTAACTGACTTAAGTGTTTTTGCTTTTTGCAAGTTCTCATCAAGAATTATTGCTAAAGCCATAGTTATGAAACTACTTCGCTATTTGTTACATCCTCAATAATAATCATTGTTCCACGAGCAACTGTCCAAACTCTTGAAGCATCCCTTAATTCAATATCAAAGATATCACCAGTCTCTAACAATACTGATTCATTTGCAGTTAAAGAAACTGTAAACTCTCCTTCAGCATCTGCTTCTGATGGAACGGGCTCAAGTTCAACAACTAGTTCTGCATTATCTGTAAACTCTCCAGGGGTTGTGTCTGGTCTCTTAATCTCCATGGCAATTGTCCAGTCTTCTATAACAAGTGGGTCTTTGTTATCATCTGCAACGTATACTCTAAAGGCTGCTGTGTCTCCTCTAACTACCGTCCAAGTAACGGTTGGAGGTTTTAACCCTACAGCATATGCGCTTTGTGATTGGTCTCTTAATGTAGCCATTTTTAAATTATACCATTAGGCAAGTCCATTTTTTAATGCCCCCCATGTTCCATTGCCTTTTGGCTGGCCAACAATAATAATTCCAGTTGATGCATTTGACTTTGCAACTACTGCTACAGCACCTGATCCACCTGTTGGAATTGTATCTGTAAGGCCTCCACCATTTGCAACATATAGCACATCTCCTGCAGAAAATGCAGAAGTATTAATTTCTTCAAATACTCCAGAGACAATTATTACTCCATCTGCATTATTTGAAATTGCTGCTTGTGTTATTCCTACAACTGGGAAAGTTGTTAAATCATCTGAGTCGCATTTTGCAATTGTCGGTTTTGTTGAATACCCAGAAATATATACTGGAGTTCCTTTTGCAATTGTTGCACCTGTTACATTTCTAACTTCTAAAGAAATAAATGGAACACCAACATTAGATAAAATATCTTCTAGTCGTTCTGCAAGTGACTGAATATCCTCGTGAACATTTACAGGGTCACTTAAAACGGGATAAGGAAGATCATAATTAGTAGTTGAACCAGTAGCCATAGTACTTATTATTATACCACTTAGCGCATGAATAATTAAAAAGTTATAGAAATGTTATCTAAAGTTTGACTTTGAAGCCAAATTCATGTTATAATTAATACATGCTACTAACAAGTAGCATTTTTAGTCTCTAGGAGGTTTTTATTATGAGAAGAGATTTGAAGGCTTGGATTGGAATCCTAGCATTGGTAGGGGTTGTTGCACCATTTAGCAACTTTGCTAATGCATCAAGTACGGAAAACAACTTACTAATTAAACAGGCTGAAAACCCTGCTGCCACCCACAAGGTGGCTTTTGTTGTTTCTAAAGCAAAAATGTTAGAACGTTATGAAAACAAGACACATCTTACAGATGTTGAATTAAAGAAGTTGCTTTCTTTGGTGGGATTTGAAGGCAACGATTTAGTAGTGGCTTGGGCTATTGCCAAGAAAGAATCTAATGGTCGTCCTTTAGCATTTAACGGAAACCATAAGACAGGGGACTCATCCTACGGGATGTTTCAGATTAATATGATTGACAACTTGGGTCCAGATAGACGAAATAAGTTTGATCTTGACTCTAACGCTGAATTATTCAATCCCGTCAAAAATGCTGAGATTGCATACTACATGTCTAGGGGTGGAGAAGATTGGTCTTCTTGGAAAGGCATAACACCTAAAACTAGAATGTGGATGAATAAATTTCCTAAATAGTTTATACAAAAATTTACCCCCTTGTATTTTGTCCTTGGGGGTATTTTTTTTAATTAAATTCTTTTTTTGATCTAAAAAAAGTTTTGTATGCCTCATAAAAATAAGATCTAATTTGTCTAAGTGTGTCTGCAGCCATGGCTCTTTCTTTCTCTCCACCAAAAGAATGGGTCCAAGACTCTCTTTTAAATGGAATAACTTGTGCTATTGGAGTTCCTGCTGGAATGAAACCTGAAAAATTTTCATCGACTACCATAAATGGAAAATTAATTGTTGTCATAAAGGTGTCTGTATCTACGATACCTTCTAGAATTCTTATTGGACTTTCATCTCTATGCATAGGATTAATAATTAATACAGAATATCCTTTTGGTGTTTGAATTATCCATGGATTTAACCATTTAGGGACTTCTTTTGTTTTTACATTAGGATATAGTGGAATTTGTTGTTTTGGATGGAACTCAATTCCAGGACCTGAAGGCCACCTAAAAGTAAATCCTTCTTCTACTTTATTAATAAAAATATCACAATTGGTTTTAATTAAATAACCTGCAGATATAGAATCAAAAATTGGCATACATTTTTTTATAGTTGCTTGCGTATTTTCATCAAATTTTATTTCTTTTACGTTATCTACATAAGATGTTGTATTTTTATACCAATTTGGAATTTGTGTTTTTGCTGGTACTGGTTTATAAGGTGAGTTATCCCAATAAGCATCCATAGCCGTAAAAGTTATTTTTGCTTTATTCTTTTTAAACATTTTCCCCCCTTAAAACTTAATAAAGAAATTTATTATCTTTTATTTTCTTCTACTATTTGAGCAGTTGACCAATCAAGACTGTTTGGATCAAAAATAACTGGTACTGATTCCCAAGAAGAAGTTGATGGATTCCAAGTATCTGTAATTTCTTTTGGCAATCCAACCTCATCAATGTTTAAATAATATGATGCTTCATTAAAAGAAGTCAATTCATCTAAAACTTGTATATCTTCAGAGTCTACAACAATAATGTTTGCTATTGTGTTATCTTCTTTTAATAAAGCATACTGATTTATAGTCATTTATTATACCTATGCTCTCGTGTAAATTAGTACTCGGCCAGAACCGCCACCGCCACCTGCGTTACCTGGACTTGGGTTCTGATTGTTATTGCCGCTTCCACCGTCTCCACCACCTGCAATATTTCTTGGTGCTCCGCTACCTGGGCCACCATACTGATTAATTGCTCCACCTGCGCCACCGCCACCGCCACCCATAGCATATGAGAAGCCTGGTACACCTGGTGCTCCAACGTTTACTGTACCTGATGCAGCCTGGCCAGGGTTTCCTGACTGACCACCATATCCTGACCATGCACCTGTGTTGAAATCTGTAAACTCTCCGCCACCACCGTTACCACCGTTACCACCTTGGGCACTTGTGTTATGTCCAGAAACAGATCCGCCTGCAGTTGCTGAAAGAACATTTCCTAAAGAAGATGTTCCGCCAGATCCGCCTACTGTAATTGGAAAAGACTGTCCTCCAGATACTGGATAGTTTGTAAAGCCTGCAATAGAACCACCATATCCACCTGCACCACCAGATCCACAGGCAGCAACATTTCCTCCTGTTGGACCTTGGTTAAATGATGGATTACCTGCTGCGCCTGCTGATCCACCACTAACAACAATTGCTGACATTCGTGTGTGTCCTCCTGGAACTGTAAAGGTTCCAGATGAATTAAATGTTCCTGATAAAGAATATGTTGGTGTTTGTGTTGTTGTAGATGCTCCACTAGATGCTGATGAAGTTCCATTTGCGTTAGTTGCTGTAACTGTAAATGTATATGTTGTTGATGCAGCAAGTCCAGTTACTGA